TAGTTGAATCAGCTTTCGTTACTCTTAGCGATATAGCAGAAACTATTACATACAACAATAAGACATCAAGCACCTACAATGTAGGAACTGGTGCAGTTGCAAACTCTACAAGCACTTACACATTAAATGCTGTTGTAAAATATCTTGGTGATAAGGTTGAGGGCAATGATAAAGACATAGCATTTACTGGTGATATATCAGTCATGTTTGCTTCTAAAGACTTAGCAGTTGTGCCTAACACAGCAGATACAATTACTAGAGATGGCGAGGTTTACTCTATTAACAGCATTAAAGCAGATTCCGTATTAGCATCTTATACTCTTAACTTAGTGAGGTTAGGATGAATATTCAGTCTTTTACTGGCGATTTAGAAAAATTTGCAAAAGCATCTAAAGTTGAATTAGAAGTAGTTATAAGAAAGGTAGCATTTGAGGTTTATACAGGCATAACTCAAAAGACACCTGTAGACACAGGCAGAGCAAAAGGTAATTGGAATATAGGTTTAAGCAATATTGATTATACAGTCAATGAAAACGCTACTTCATCTGTTAAAGGTCAAGCAGGTTACGAAAATTTACCAAGAGAAGGAGCAGGAAACAAGGTTATTTACATAACTAACAATTTGCCTTATATTAATGTTTTGGAAAATGGCTCAAGCAAACAAGCACCAAATGGCATGGTAAGTTTAACTATGCAAGATGTACAAAGGAGTATAAGAAATGTCATTCGCTAGTGAAAGAGCAAACATTGAAGGTCGTTTTAATAGCAACTGGACTACAACTGCAATTGCTTGGGGCAATGTTGATATAGAAACTCCAAACAATACATCTTGGGTTAGGTTCAATATTTTGAACGGTCAAACAGAATACAGAGCAATAAATTATGCTAAACGCTATAATGGTATAATTAACATACAAATATTTGTGCCACTTAAAACAGGAACAAATACACAAAGAGGCTATGCGGACACCATTTCAGCTATATTTGAGTCGCAAAGTTTTAATGATGTTGTATGTGATGTTGCAAGTGTTACAACCGTAGGTACTGATGATAAATGGCATCAGATGAATGTAGATGTTCCTTATTGGAGAGATTCATGAGTAAAAAAGATGTAAAATTATATCCACCTAGTGGGGGAAGCGATTATATAATCCCACATCCCTCAAAGGTTGAGCAAATGAAACAAAATGGCTGGGTTGAAAAACCTGTAACTAAGACAATGTCGAAGGAGAAATCACATGGCAAATCATAAAGGCTCGGAAGGAGTCGTAAAAATAGGCACAGATACTGTTGCGGAGGTTAAAGACTGGAGTTTGTCTGAAACTGCTGAAACAATTGACGATACAATAATGGGTGAAACTGCAAGAACTAGAAAATCATCTCTAACAACTGCAAGTGGTTCGATAAGTGCTTTTTGGGATGAAACGGATTCTAGTGGTCAAATGGCTATGACAGCAGGTGCTGAAGTTGCTTTGAAGCTATATCCTGAAGGTGCTACAACTGGTGATTATTTTGCAAGTTTAACTGCAATTATTACTACTTTTGATGTAAGTGCAGCTATGGATGGTATGGTAGAAGCATCTTTTTCATTTGAAGCAAATGGTGCTGTTACTTGGGCAGCGGTTAGCTAATGAGCATTCTTGATAACGCAAAGACCCACTTTGATAGTTTAGAAACAAAAGTTATTGAAGTGGAAGAATGGGATGCAACGATTTACGCAACCCCTTTCACAATGGGCGAAAAAAAGAAACTCTGGAAACACGCTAAAGAAGATGATATTGAGTTCATGGTAAGAACTTTAATATTAAAGGCTTTAAATAAAGAAGGTGAAAAAATGTTTGATTTGTCTGACAAGATAACATTAATGAACCATGTAGACCCAAATGTAATAGTACGAGTTGTAGGCGATATATCAGTAGCTGATACTATTGATGAAATGTCGGGAAACTAATAAGCGATTCCGAGTTAAAAGGAAAGTATGAACTTGCGAGTCGCTTACACAAAACTGTAGCAGAGATAGATGCGATAACAGTTGAGGAGTTTAACGGTTGGATTGCCTATTTCAAATTAAAGGAAAAAGATGGCAACTAATCAAATCGCAACTCTCGGTGTAAAGGTAGACCCCAGAGGGGCAGTCACAGGTGCTAATAGAGCAAAAAGAGCAATTACTGGTATTGGTAATTCTGCTCGTAATGTAAAAAATAGAATTATGTCTATGCAAGGTGCTTTGTTGGGTCTTGGTGCAGGTGCAGTTCTTAAATCAATTATAACAACAGCATCCTCTGTTGAAAGTTTACAAGTCCGTTTAAAATTCCTTACTGGTAGTACAGAAGAAGCTGCAAAAGCGTTTGAAACTATGAACACTTTTGCTAGTAAAGTTCCATTCTCTCTTGAAGAAATAGAAAGAGCATCACCATTATTATTAACTGTTGCTAAAGATGCATCGGAGTTAAATAACTTATTAGAAATTACAGGTGATATAGCTGCAGTTTCTGGTTTGTCATTTGAAGCCACAGCAGGTCAATTACAAAGGTCAATGGCTGGTGGTATAGCAGCAGCAGACTTATTTAGAGAAAGAGGTGTAAAATCTTTCTTAGGCTTTAAAGAGGGTGTTCAATACTCAGCCTCAGAAACTAAAAAGATAATTGAAGATATGTTCCGAAATGGAACTACAACTGCTAAAGGTGCAACAAAAGAATTAGCTAATACATTTACTGGACAAGTATCAATGATGCAAGATGCTTGGAGAAAATTAAAACTTGCTGTTGCAGATTCAGGTGTTTTTAAATTAGCAAGTGAAGCAGTTGTAAAACTAACTAAATTAATTGCTGACCCAATAGCAATTGAAAATGCAAAAAAAATGGGTAGTTCTATCACTTCGCTTGGAACAGCAATAGGTGGAGTAATTACCGAATACATGAAACTACCTAAGTGGGTAAGAGATTCAGGTCTTTTATTAGCTTTATTTGGTGGTGTCTACGGAAAAGCTACATTAGTAACACTAGGATTGTTCTCAGATAAAATAAATAATATGAGAGCAAATATGAATTTAATGTTCTTAGAAACTAAACGAGCAATTTATAATGCTTTAGTAGATGAAAGATTAGCATTAGCATTAAACAAGAAAAGAAATAATGCAGAAGAAGCAAGGCTTAAAGAATTACCTGAACTTATTGAAAATGCAGCAAAACGAGTAAGAGCATTAACAAAAAGAATATATGATTTAACGCACACTTCTGAAGATATTACTATAGGTTTTACAACTGGTTTTGAAATAGATTCTGGTAGAAAAACTGACCTTGAGCCATTTCAACTTAAAAGTATGAAAGCAGTAACAGATTTTGTGCCTACATATATTGAACACATGAAAAAGACTGCTGACGTAAATATGTGGTTAGCTAAAGTTAATGCTCAAATAAGTAAAGACCCAAGAGATGGATTGCCTGAACATTTAAAACATACAAGTGATGAAGCTGACAAAGTTACAAGTTCTTTTTATAGAAGCACAACTGCAACTGAAATTATGGGTGCAGAGTTTGATAAACTTGCAGAAATTACTAAATTAGCACAAGAAAAAACTAAAGAATTTGCAGATGGCATGGCTACAAACATTGAAGATTCAATTATGAGAATGACTCAAGGGTTAATGTCATTTAAAGATGTGGTTGGAAGTGTCTTTCAATATGTCGCAGCTGAAATGGTAAGAGCAAATATAGCTAAACCTCTTGCAAGTTCTTTATCGGGAATACTTACTGGAAGTGCAGATTACGGTGGTAAAGGTGATGGCGGTGTTTTAGGTAGTATTTTTGGCAGTTTTTTAGGTAAAAGAGCAACTGGTGGTAATGTAAATGCAGGTCAACCTTATATGGTAGGTGAAAGGGGTGCTGAGTTATTTGTACCTAAAGGTTCAGGAGATATTGTGCCAAACAACAAAATGGGTGGTAGCACAGTTGTAAATGTTACTTATGCTCCACAAGTTAATGCACTTGACCCAAGAACTGCTTCGACAGTATTAATTGAAAACGCACCATTAATTGTTGGTGTTATTAGACAAGCATTTGAACGCAACGGACAGCAGGTAGCATTATGAGTTTTCCAACGACACCAGTACCAAATTCTATAACTATAAAAAGTATTACCCCTACTTTTACAAGTGTAACGCAATCGCTTAAAAGACAAGTGAGGTCAAGAGGTGGACAGCGTTGGATAATTTCAGCTACTTTTCCACCAATGACACGAAGTGCTTTTGCTCCTATATGGGCATTTGCACAAAAACAAAAAGGACAGTTTGGAACATTTGCATTTATTCCACCTGTTTATGGCAACACAAGCGGAACAGCAACTGGAACATTGCGTGTAAACAATTCAGGGGGATATGCAGTAGGAGTATCTACAATTGTTAGTGATGGACTTACAGGAACGCTTAAAGCAGGGGATTTTCTTAAATTTGCAAGTCATGATAAGGTTTACACATTAACTGCCGATTCTGGCACATCCTTAGTCATTGAACCACCATTATTAGATGCGGTTGCTGATGATGAAGTTATAACTTACAATTCAGTTCCATTTACGGTAGCATTTACTTCAGATGTACAACAAATGCAAGTTGCAGTTAGTGGGTTTGTAAGTTATCAGATTGACTTAGTCGAGGTAATTTAATGAATAGAGGTTCAACTACAGCTTTCCAAGATGAATTGGTTAAGGAAGCCAACAGACCAGTACATCTTGTTGAAATTGTATTTGATGATGAAACCCTTTGGATGAATGATTCATTTAAAGATATAACTTATGATGGAAACAATTACATAGGCACTTCAGATTTTTTATCTTTTTCTGATATTGAAGAAACAGTTGAGATAAGTGTAAGTAAAGTTACATTATCTTTGTCAGGTGTTGATAAAGTATGGATAGGAAAAGTTTTAACAAAAGAGTACATAGATAGAACAGTTAGAATATATACAGCGTTTTTAAGTAATGCTTATGCTTTAGTAAGTGACCCAGTATTAGTGTTTGAAGGTAGAATTGACCAACCTACAATTAGTGAGGAATGGACATCTGGTAAGTCAACAGTATCAATATCTGCAACTAACTCTTGGGTAGATTTCTCAAGAAACACAGGTAGGCACGGTAACAACGCAGAACAACAAATTTATTTTCCGAATGATGTAGGGTTTGAATTTGCATCTGAAATAGTGAAAGACATTACATGGGGTAAGGCTTGAGTCCAGATATTGAAAGAAAATTACATGAATATGTTGAAAGCCAAATTGGACTACCGTTTGAGTTTGGAGTAAACGACTGCCCGTTATTTACTTTGGGTGCTATTGATATTATGCTTAACACAGAGCATAGGAAAGATTTTATTGGCAAATGGACAGACCAAAAGTCTGCATGGAAATATGCAAAAAAACATGGTGATATATATGAACATTTAATTAAATGGGGTTTCAAAAGAGTAGATATACAATTTATTCATACTGGTGATATTATTATCATGGCACAAGATTTGGCTCATGCTAAAAAATGGCGTTCTGTCGCTGTTTGCATGGGTTCTAAAATAGCTATTGTAACTAATGAAAACGGTGTTGAGTTGGTTGGAATTCGAGAAGTTCCAAATGTTACAGGAGTAGTCAGATGGCAGTAAGTTTAGTTGTTGCAGTTGTTGGAACAGCAGTTACTTCATATGCAACTGCTGCTGTCGCAGGTTATATTGGTGCAGGTCTTGTAGCAACAGCAATTGGAGCAACAGCAGGAGCAGTTGTAACAGGTGCAATCGTAGGTGCAATGACTGATGAGCCTGAATTATCAAATGAAACGGTTGAAGCCACAGCACCTTCTATGCTACTTAACAAAGCATCTAACAATGCTAATATCCCAGTTATTTATGGAACTCGTAAAGTTGGTGGTACTCGTGTTTATATGGAAGTATCGGGTTCAGATAATAAATATTTACACTTAATTCTTGTTGTTGGTGAAGGAGAAATTGATTCTTTTACTGAATTTTATTTAAATGATGTTGTATGGAATGATGCTAGATTTAATAGTAAGGTTACTATTAGTTCACATCTAGGTGCAGATAATCAAACTGTAGATACAAGTTTAAAAAATGCTGTATCAAATTGGACAGACAATCACAGGTTAAGGGGTACTGCTTATTTATATGTTCGTTTAGAGTTTGACCAAGATGCCTTCCCAAGAGGATTACCTACAATTACTACTGATGTTAAGGGTGTTAAAGTTTATGACCCTAGAAACAGCACTACTGCGTGGAGTGATAACCCAGTTCTTTGTGTAAGAGATTATCTTACTAACGAAAGATACGGTAGAGGAATACCAGCTTCACAAATTGATGACACTTCATTTACAGCAGCAGCTAACTATTGTGATGAAAATGTAACGATTGGTGGAGTTACTAAAAAAAGATACACTTGTGATGGAGTTGTAAATACTCGTAGCGGTTCAATGGTAATACTTAAAAAACTTCTGACTTCTTGCCGAGGCTTTTTAATTTTTACTGGTGGAAAATACAAGTTAGTTATTGATAAGATTGAAACAGCAAACTTTACTTTTTCTGAAGATAATATTGTTGGGAACTGGGCAATTAATTTAGGAAACAAAAACAATCAATATAACAGAATTAACGCTAACTTTTTCAATCCTAATAAACAATGGCAACCTGATTTAGCGGTCATAGACTCTGATGCTTTAAGAACTCAAGACAATGGATTATTGTTAGAAAGAGCAATTGAGTTACCATTTACTGCTGATGTTGATAGGGCAAAGATGATTGCTACTATTAATTTAAATCAATCAAGGCAACAAGTATCTTGTGAGTTTAACGCTACAATAGAAGCCTTAAAGAACGAAGTCGGTGATGTTGTTTATATTAAACACTCTACACCTGCATGGGATAGCTTAAACGGTGGAGCAGGTAAAAAGTTTAGAGTAATGAAGCTAAGATTACAAGCTAATGATGAAATTAGAGTTAGTTTAATGGAATATGATGCAACTGCTTACGATTTTGGCACAATAGCTGTCACAGATTCTAGTCCTGACACAAACTTACCTGACATGACAACAACGGTAGCACCTACTAATTTAGTTGCTGTAGAGTCGTTATATGACACAATTGGTTCTGCTGGTGTTAAGGTGCGTGTAGACCTTACATGGGAAGCAAGTGCAGATGTGTTTGTAAAAGAATACAATGTAGAATGGAAATTAAGTACAAGTTCTACTTATAATAATTTAACAACTACAAGAGGAACAACTACAAGACTTGATGATGTTGACCCAGTATTGCATGACTTTAGAGTTAGAGCAGTTAATACAATAGGTGTTAGTTCTACATTTTTAAATTTAAGTAACTTTACTGTTGCTGGTCTAACAGCACCACCAGAAAATGTACAAAACCTTTCTTTTATAGCATTAGGTGGATATGCTCATTTATCTTGGGATTTAGCTAATGACTTAGATGTAAGAGTAGGTGGTAATGTTAGATTTAGACACAGTAGTTTATTAAGTAATGCTAACTGGTCATCATCTACAGATATTGGTACAGCAATTGCAGGTCATAACACAAATGTTGTGTTGCCATTGTTAGCAGGTTCGTATATGGCAAAGTTTGTAGATTCAACAGGCAATGAGTCTACGGGTGTATCAACATTTATAAGTACAAGTGTTCCAAATATTGTTCCTATGAATCAAGTTGTAACTTCTACACAAAATCCTAACTTTACTGGTGCTAAAACAGACATGATAGCTGTTGATGATGTATTAAAGTTTGAAGCAGACACACTATGGGATTCTTTTGTAGGCAACTTTGATTCTTGGGGGTATCTTGATGCAATGGGGGGTACTGACACAACTGGTATCTATGAGTTTGATAATTACATTGATTTAGGAAGTGTTTTTACGCAAAGAGTTACAGGGCAAATTGTATTTACAGCATTTACATCAGGCGATACAATAGATGCTAGAACTAATTATATGGACACTTGGGCAGATTTTGACAATGTACCAAATGATGTTAACTGTGATTTATATATAGCAACAACTGATGATAATCCTGCAAGTAGTCCAACATGGTCATCATGGGCAAAGTTTGTAGTTGCAGATGTAAAAGCACGAGCAATAAAATTTAAATTAATAGCAAAAACAATTGACCCAACACATCAAATAAATATAACTGGTTTAAATGTAAAAGTAGAATTTCCTGATAGAGTGCAAGGTGCTAGAGGCTTACAGACAGGTGCTTCAACTTTAGATGTTACCTACGCAACACCGTTTAAAATAATACCTTCTTTGGGTCTTACCTTTATTGATATGCACTCAAATGATAGTTTAGTAGTTACAAATGAATCGGCTACAGGTTTTACTGTTGGAGTCTTGCATGGTGCTAGTTACCAAGACCACCAATTCAATTATGTGGCTAGGGGATATTAATAGTGATAAAATATATACAAATTTTGGAGATTTATAATGGCAAATCATGATTATGTAATAGCAAATCAAACAGGTGCTAACACTCGGTCTGATTTGAATAACCTTTTTCAAGCAATCGTTAGTCAAAATAGTAGTTCATCTGAACCTGCTACTAAATATGCTTATATGTTATGGGCAGACACAACAAGCGGTGTATTAAAAGTAAGAAACTCAGCTAATAATGCTTGGTTAAGTGTTTACAGTCTTACTACTGGTGCAAATACTGGTTCTTTACCACTTGCTGGTGGCACTATGACTGGCAACATTGTTATGGGTACAAATTTAGTTGATGGAATAGATATTTCAGCTAGAGATGGAGTATTAACTTCAACTACAGCTACCGCAGATGCAGCCTTACCTAAAGCAGGTGGCACTATGACAGGTAATCTTGTTATGGGTACGAACTTAGTAGATGGCATTGATATAAGTGCTAGAGATGCTGTGTTAACTTCTACAACTACAACTGCTGGAGCTGCACTTCCTAAAGCTGGTGGAACTCTAACAGGAACAGTTACAGTAGGGGCTAACTCAGTAGGCACAATGACTACAGACAATGATGGCTCGTTTGCTATGTCTGCGAGTAACAACTTTAAATGTACTCCTGCTGGTAACTTTGCTTTAACCTTTACAGCTATAGTCGCACAGTCAGGAAACATACTCTTTATTAATTCAGGTGGACACACCATATCAGCACACGCTAATACTAAAGTAGATGCTAATTTATTGGCAACTATATCTACTGCTGGTACTTACCTACTATCTTATTTCTCAGATGGTACTAATGTATATATGACTAACTCTGCGGTTTACGCTTAATGTCTTTAATTCAATCAACAGCAATACCTAGTGGAGCTACTGGCTACGAGATAGACCAGAGTCTTAGGTTTAATGATGATGATAGTGCTTATTTAGGCTTTACTCCAGCTAGTGCTGGTAATCGTAAGACTTGGACTTATAGTGCTTGGGTAAAAATAGGAAACTTAGGTACGGAGAGGTCATTTTTCTCGGCAACAGGTACTCAATATACAGATTTAAGAATAGATAGTAATAACGACTTGGTTTTTTATATAGATGATTCTACAACCGCTAAACTTTATACTACACAAAAACTTAGAGATACTAGTGCTTGGTATCATATTGTAGTTGCTTTTGACACAACACAAGGAACAGCTGCAAACAGAGTTAAACTTTATCTTAATGGTGTACAGATTACTGATTTAGCAACCGCAGTATATCCTGCTTTAAATTATGATGGTACAATTAATAACAACATTCTCCACGCTATTGGTCGTAGAGAACAAGGCGATGGAAATCCTTTAGATGGCTACCTAGCAGAAGTAAACTTCGTAGATGGACTTGCAAAAGTACCAGCAGACTTCGGTGAAACAGGTGACTACGGAGAGTGGAAGCCTAAAGCGTATTCAGGTAGCTATGGTACTAATGGATTTTATCTACCATTCAAGCAAGACTATACAGTAGAAGGTTTTAGTACGGTTATTTATACTGGTAATGGTGGTACACAGTATATAGGCGGTACTGGATTTCAGCCTGATATGCTCTGGGTTAAAGAAAGAACTTCAACAAGTAGTCATCAAATACACGATGCTATTAGAGGTGCAGGAACAGCATTATTTCCAAACGCTACTTCAGCAGAAAGCAGTTCATCTACTTATGTATCATCTTTTAATACTGATGGCTTTAATGTAGGTAGTAGTGGTTCTGTAAATAGTTCTAGTGATACTTATGTAGCTTGGAACTGGGATATGGGTGGCTCTAATGCTTCTAACACTAACGGAAGTATTACTTCAACTGTCAGAGCAAATCCTTCTTATGGACAGAGTATAGTTTCTTATACTGGTAACTCTACTACTGGTGCTACTGTAGGTCACGGTTTATCTTCCGCACCAGAAATGGTTATTGTTAAATCAAGAGGCTCTGCAAGTAACTGGGCAACATATTTTTACACTCTTGCGGACACACAAGCACTTCGTTTAAATGATACAGCTGCAGCGACCACAGAAAATTGGTTTAACAATACAGACCCTACAGCTGATGTTGTAGAATTAAGAAGCTCTAGTACTGTTAATAGTGGCAGTATGATTATGTACTGTTTCCATAGTGTAACTGGGTATAGTAAGTTTGGAAGTTATAGTGGTAATGGTTCTACTACTAATGCAGTAACGACTGGATTTAAACCAGCATTTGTTATGGTTAAAAGGACTGACGCAGCTAACAACTGGTTAGTTTATGATAATACTAGGTCACCTACAAATCCTAAC